AACTAGAGTACCTTTCAGCATTGCCATAATACCTTTTCCAACACTCTTTATCGGTTTCATCATATGACCAAACATGCCGGTTACACCACCAGCAATTTTTCCAAGAAGGCCTTGATTTTTCTTATCAGAAGCTGCTTGTTCTTGTGCATCTTCCTTAGCAGCAGCTCCACCCGCCGACAATTCTGCGTTGGCTTGTCTTGTTTGCCAAGCCCGGCGACCACCTTCTATTCTATTTTCATTTTGTATTTGTTCTCTGTGTTGTTGTTCTGCAATAGCAGCATCCATCTCTGCTCGTTGATCGGCAGACATTAATAGTCTTGTTGTCTCTTTTTGTGCTTCTATAAGAGCTTTGAAATCTTCTGCCATTGAACTATCCTACTTTTTACCCTTAGGCAATGATGTGCCTGGCTTACCAACATACAAACCAAAGAAGGCAGCGCCGGCACCTACAATAGTAGAAATGAATGCTGCTTGTGCATTAGTGGGATCAGGTAAAGCCATGAACCAAGTTGTTGCTGAATAGAATGCATAGATGTATGCTAACATGATAAGTCTAGGAATCAATCTAAACCTATCCAAGTGTCCTGCTATTTTATTTGCCCAAGTGGGCTCATCTTCGCCCGCACTAGGAACAAGATCAGATACTAATAGTTCGTATTCCTTAGTAGTTTCTACTACTTTTACTTTATCGTCAGCCATTTTAATGGTTCCTTTTTTTTCTTTCTTCTTCCTCTTCTTTCAAATAGTTCATTAACAAACCAATATATATTTCCCTTTCCCACGGCATCATATTTTCTAATTCTGTCAAACTATAATTATGATGTTGCATCATTGCAAAGTTTGTTTTATAATAGTTCTCCAAAGAATCATGAGAAAGGGCTATACGAAAAAACTTTGCAGGCCCTCAATCGGAATCTTAGTTTTTTTCTTTGTCTTTGGATTTTTAACCTCAACCTCATGATACAATTTTGGCATGGTTTCAAAAAAATTACTCACTTGTTCAAAATTTTCTGTTGACATGCTATCAATGAATTCATCCAATTCCTTTTCTGAAATGTCTACTTTATTGTAAACAGTATCGCCGTCATTAACTTCAAAAATACATCGTTTGATCATATCAAACATAGAGGATACTTGTCCTGTGTCATCAAATCCTGACATATCTTTCAAACAAGGATATCTCATTATCAAAGTTATATCTTTTGTTAACTGAACAACATTAGTATGCTCTTCAGACATTTGTACATCAACTTCTTCTAAATTAATTTCAACATCTACTCTTGTCTTTTCATCATCAGGACATAACAGATTAAGCTTTACTTTTTCTCCAACAGATTTTCCTCGTATCCTTAAAAAAAGATATTCAATGTCAAACATAGGCATAGTATATGGATCAACATCATCAAAAACACAATCGTTGATAATTTGAGCAAATGTATTTTCAATCAATTTATCATCTTCTGATTCTTGAGCAATCATCAAAGCTTTTTGTTCCTTCACAAGAAAAGGCCTATATTTTAGTTTCTCTCCCGAAGAAGGTAATTCCAATTCATAAGTTAAAGTATTAAGTTTAGGTAGTGCCATAATTTTTCATCCTTTGTTTATAATTTAATCAAATCATCTGTACTGTTCTTCAGGTCCAGTATACGCTCCTACAACATTTCCAACATTTCCACCACTTCCACCACCCAATCTAGTTACTGACGCCGGCATATTTAACGAGAAATTTCGTGTAGAAGATACAGCTGTATTAGATGCATTACCACCTAATGATACGGTTCTATTTGTATCCAAAGTAGTCCAATATCTAAAACTAAAAGTTACGGGAAGTTTTATAAGTTCATTATTTGCACTTTGACTTAAATCTGTTGCGCCAATTGTTTTAGGAAATGCTTCCATAAGTTTGATACCAAATCGTCTATTATCTTGTCTATCTAACAGATATATATCAACTGTACTCACATAATCGTTATAGTAACCAACATTCCAATTTCTTTCATGAAATGCCAATGCTTGCCATTTTTCAAAAAATACTCGTTCTTCTAATCCAGAACTTGCCTGAAAAGTCATGTTAATATCTTCAGCATAAGTTACCCCATTAACAACTTCTCTTGTCGGTCCATAAATATTTGAATCTGTGGAAGAATTTAGATTGCGGCCAGGAAGATTTATAGATTCACATCTCAAGGAAACTTTTCTTTGCTCTGCATAATTAGTCATCTTTGGGGGAGCTAAAATTATTGCTTCAAATCGATTTGGTACTGCATAACCATTTTCAGCATGAAGAGTAGCTACTGCTGTTGCTAGATTGTTCGCAGCCGTTGGTTCTGGAAAACTAACTTCCATTAAATCATACTCCTAGATTCTTTCCAAACTTCTTTCGATGAAGCTTTCTTAAATCTCTGTACAGGTAGTAATGTTGCAATTGTCCATTCGTCGGCATCAATTCTACGAAACTGAGATTTAGTATATCCTGACAAATATTTATGTATAGTTGGTCGAATTAATCGAATACTTTTTAATTTACTATAGTCAACTACCATTCTTGTTGTTGTTGATGTAAAATCTTCTGAATTGGTATAATCTACCAATCTATCAAGAAGTTTTATACGCAATGGTATGGGAAGATAATGAAAATTTATTCCTAAAAATCCATCATTATATACTTCCAATGGAAGTACCAGAGGAAACGTATCATAGTAAGGAAGTTTCTTCTTGTGCTTGGGATCATAAAAGAACATATTCAACTTACCGTAAAAGGGTTTATTATTTCTTTTGCCGTCCCGAAGCAAATCTTGAGCACCAGGCTTACCAAACTCTTTGATTTTATCTCTATACCATTGAGTAGAGCGTGGTCGCCCTCTAGTCTCATCTTTGACTGCTTGTATAAATTTTGATACTGCCATAGGACTATTTATATGTAATGTTAAGATGATCCTCTGTTAAAATCTTAAATTCCATATCGTTATTACTGCACCATTCTACTGCATACTTCCACTTGGCTTCGTTGATGCCCCATGTCTTGACTTCATTAAACCATTGTCTTGTTTTTCTTTTTGGTTGTGTTGGAGGTGGAGAGCATTGCTTTTTGGGTTTCACTTCTATAATGAATTTTTTGATTGATCCGTCATGCTGTTTTATCTTGGTATAAAAATCTGGATAATATCTGTGTATTCGACCATCCCAAGGAGATAAATAAGGTATAATGATTTCTTCGCTTCCCCATTCAATAACAGAATCATTGGTATCACAGTATACCATAAACTTACGCTCCCATAAAGAACGATAGATGATTTTTCGGGCATCACCTTTATATTTTTTGGGTTTCTTTGGTATGTATCGACCTTTGTAAGACATGTGTTATAAATAGTTCCAGTAGTATATAGGTTGGAGGATAGGAGTGCATCATGAGTAATCAAATGGCTTTAATGGGTGGATATACATCAGTCAGAGGTAAAATTTCTAATCCGTTGGCAAATAGTCAATCTATTACCGACCATAATAAACATTTGGCGAATCCAGTCGGGCCGCTCGATATAACAGTAAATAAGGCTCCATCCAGCAAGTATTCCACAGTAAATTTAGCTTATCCATTAAATGTTGAAGGTGATCCACAACAGGGTCATTATATTTCATTTTATGCTCGAGTAACATCCCCCGCAAAACTTAAAGCATATAAGGAAGCAAAAGCTACTATTGATAAAGTACAAAAAACAGTAGCAGCTGAAGTCGGCACATCAGCCGCTGCGAGCGGCATGGATTTTGGGGGCGGCCGGACAAAGAACCAAATAGAATCAGACGCTATTGCTAAAATTGGCATTGATAAATACAGCAAAGCAGTCGCTCGAACTAGTGGAAACAATAGCAGCTCAGGTTTATCCAACTCTATACGATTACAGAATGGAACAACAATTAGAGATAAAACTGCAATTTCCCTCTACATGCCTCCAAGTGTTCAAGTTAGTTATGATATGAGATATGGCGATGCGCCAATAAGTATGTTAGCAGAAACAGGTTATAATGCAATTAGTGCTTTTATGAAGGGAAATTCGGCAAAAGAACAGGTGATGTCAGCTCTTCAAGACTCTGGACAAATAGTAAAAAATATGGCATTAGCAGCATTGGAAACAGCTGCGCCTGGAGGAAAAGCTCTCTTTGCAATTGAAAGTGGTAAGGTTATTACTCCAAAAATAGAACTGATGTTCGAAGGTATTGGTCGCAGAAATTTTTCATTTTCATTTATGTTTATACCAAAAAGTGCCCAAGAAGCACAAGCTGTAAAAGATATTGTTTATAAGTTCAAGTATCATATGGCTGCCGACTATGTTGGTGGTGGAGCTAATGGTCAAAGAGAAATGTCATTTCCTGATATGTTTGATATAGAATATATGCATATGGGAACACGAAATTCAAATCTAAATAAAATAGCAACATGTGCCTTAACAAAGATGGATGTAGAATATGGTGGAGATAGGTATGTAGCATATGAAGGTGGTGTTCCTCAAACAACTAAATTATCTTTGAGTTTCACTGAATTTGATATCATCACCAAAAAACATATAAAAGCTGGATTCTAATCATGTATTTTGAAAATTTTCCTCTTATACCTTACGACTCTGTTGGTGATGGTCAATTCAAGGTTGTCACTAATTTATTAAAACGAGTTGCAGTTAGATCAAAAGTCAAAACCAATGTAATGATGTTTGACACATATGATGTAAAAGAAGGAGAAACTCCTGAGATGATTGCTGATATATTATATGATGATTCAGAATTACATTGGGTTATTCTCTTATTCAATGATATTACAGATAGATATCATCAGTGGCCTATGAATAACAATCAATTTCTTTCATATATGGATGACAAATATACTAATCAAAATGCAGTACATCATTATGAGATATCACAAGTATCAGGAGATACTACTATAAAAATTAATATTGGTTCTGATAATACTGATCATAGTGGTGCTACATCTATCACCAATTTTGAATATGAAGAAGCTCTACAAGATGAACTAAGACAGATCAGATTACTTGACCCAGCATATGTTGAAGACTTTGTTACTGAATTTGAAAAACTAATGGGAGAAAGTGTTCTATAATGGCCAAAGGTTTACAAACTGCCGGCGAATTTATAATAGAAGAATTAAAGCTTGTCACTACTTCTGGATTAGAGGTTAATCTTACTACATCAGTAATAGGATTAACTCTTTTTGAAGACATATTTTCTATGACCATTTCCGGCACAGTTGCAATAGCGGATTCCGTGAATCTAGCATCTTATGGGCCTCTTTTGGGGCAGGAATACTTGCATCTCAAAATCAGTACGCCAACCTTTAAGGATGAAAGTGCAGTTATAGATTTTTCTAATAACGCATTTCTTGTACACTCTATATCCAATAGAGAAAAACTTAGTGATGGCATTCAAGGATTTACACTAAGTTTTGTTAGTTCAGAATTAGTTCGAAATCAAAGGCTCAAGGTTACACAAAGTTTAACAGATACTTGGTCAAACATTGTTAAAAAAATGTTGACAGACTCATCTTATATTGACACTAAGAAGAAAATAGATTTAGAACCTACTGCTGGTGTAAAAAAGTTTGTTGCTCCTAACATAAGGCCATTAGATATTATTGTTTTGGGAATGAAACAAGCTGTTTCTGAATTCAAAGGAGAACCTACATATCTATTTTATGAAACCCTGAAAGGATTTAATTTCAGGACTCTTGCTAGTCTTTATAATACTGCTCCTCAATTAGATTATATTACAGTAGTTCCGGGCAGCAATCCAGTTGCACTGGGTAAAAACTATAATGTTTTAAATGAATTGAGAACTGTTCTTAGTTATGAGATAATTTCTAATAACGACAGTATTGCTAATTATAGAGCTGGTATGTTTGGATCAAAACTTATAACTCATGATATTATCAGTAAAAGTTATCAAACTAATGTATATAATTATCATGATAATTTTACTAACGAATCACATATTGTTGGTGGTGTCACAACAAAGACGCCAGAATTTCCACTAGCTAGTGCATTAGCATTAAATGATAAAGGATTAAGAGTATCAGATTTTCCAGCAAGAACATTCATGATGCCAACATCTCTTTCCGGCGGTGTTGACTCCCAACATACAACAGAAAATAATACAAATCCTTACATGGCATATGATCCTCATAAATGGCTGCAGCGAAGAAATTCTCAAATGATACAATTGGAAAATGCTCTTCAAGTGAATATAATGACTCATGGAAATACATTGATAAATGCTGGAGATAAGGTAATACTTAATTTACCGTATACGTCTTCAGTTAAACCAGCTGGGAATGAAAAATTTGATAGATTTTATAAAGGACCATTTTTAATTAAAAGAATTAGACATGATTTTATTATGAATACAAGTCCAAAAAGACATCGAATGTATATGAACTTGGTGAAAGATTCTTTAGAAGAAGAATTGGAAGTAACAGGCCCAATTGAACCATCAGCTAAAACGGTAGCTGAGATAGTTAACTACACATATAACTAAAAGGAGATTCATAATCAAAAAAAACTCTAGTACAATATCCAATAAGCAACAAATGAAAAGGAAAAGCAAAATGGCTAATAGTACCAAGAATAGAATTAGAACCACTTTCAGAAAACGATAAATACATTATAGAAGCCATAGGATATAGAAAACAAGAGTTGAGAGGGCGATCTAATGAAGACATTTCACGAACTACAGGAGGGGCTATACGACCCCAATATATTTAAAGCCTTCTTTCTCGCCGGTGGTCCTGGCAGCGGTAAGTCATATGTCGCTGGCAAGGCTACCGGCGGCACTGGCCTCAAGATGGTTAATTCTGATCCCGCATTTGAGAATATGTTAAAGAAGGCTGGATTGTCTTTAAAAATGCCACCAGAAGAGTTTGAACGTAAAGAGGTGGTACGAGGCAAAGCAAAAGCAGTTACTGCAAAGCAACGAGAAAATTACGTTGAAGGTAGACTTGGCCTTATCATTGATGGTACAGGTAAAGATGCAGATAAAATACTGTATCAGAAAAATATGTTAGAAGAGCTTGGATATGACACATATATGATTTATGTGAATACCTCTGTTGATGTTGCATTACAACGCAATGCAGAACGGCCACGATCACTTCCAAACGATGATGTTGTTAAAATGTGGAAAGCTGTTCAGAACAATATAGGTCAATTCAGTAGCATGTTTCGGGGCAATCTTATCATAGTTGACAACAACGATGCTGGTGAGGATATTCTAATGGGTATCTATAAACGAGTAAAGGCGGCGCTTCGTAAGAAAGTTCAGAACACCCGTGCTAAGAATTGGATGGC